CTCCTCCAAACAGTGCCCGAAGCCGAATCCGAGATCCTTTTAGAATCCACAGCGAATGGAGCTGGCGGATGGTTCTATGAATCCTGTATGCGAGCCCTCCGTGGTGAAGGTGAATGGGATATTTGTTTTATCCCGTGGTACATGATGCCAGACTATCAAAGAAAGGTTGATCCATATTTTGAGTTAGAGCGTGAAGAAGAAGATATCAAAGTTATGTATGACTTGAGCGATGAGCAGATTATGTTCCGCAGACTCAAGATCCAGGAACTTGGAGGCGAAGATCTTTTCAGACAAGAATACCCGTCTACCCCGCAAGAGGCGTTTCTGACTACAGGTAGATTATTCGTAGATCCAAAATATATAGATCAAGCAGCTGTTGAGTGCTTTACCCCGATTGAGCGATTCGATGTAAGGGAATCAGAGTTAGTCCCGCATACCAAGGGTCTACTAAAAATTTTCGAGAATCCAAGGGATTCTCTTAGATATTGCATGGGAGTAGATGTCTCCGAAGGGTTAGAACATGGAGACTATAGCTGTATACAAGTTTTGGACCACCTCGGAAACCAGGTCGCCACCTGGAGCGGTCATGTTGACCCGTTTGACCTAGCCTACATCGTTGGCACTATTGGACAGTATTACAACAAAGCCTGGGCATTGATTGAAAGAAACAATCATGGTCTAACTACTATTAGAAAAATACAAGAACTAGGCTATCCAAACCTCTATGTTGAACAAACAGTGGATGATGCCTATGTAGATAAGTTAACCCGAAGAGCAGGTTTTTTAACTACAAGCAAGACAAAACCTTTAATTATTGATAACTTAGTACATTTATTACGCCAGGGAGAATCTGGCATAGTTGATGAAGAGCTTATTAGTGAACTACGAACTTATGTCGTAGATGCTAGAGGCATCACAAATGCCCAAGCAGGGTGTTTTGATGATAGAATAATGGCATATGCTATTGCCTTGTTTGGTTTAAATAGTATGCCTAGAAAACATAGACAACAGTATAAGCAAGTAAAGAGGCAGTTTTTTTAAATGGAAATAGATAAAGAATTAGGACCTGAAGGTATTCCTGCTGCGGTAGACCCAAGCGAAGAGGAAGAGCAAGAGCTAGAATCGCTGGGCACTATGCTCAGAGATAAATACTCTGAATATAGGGATGCCAGGAATGATGTTGAAGATGATTGGATTGAAGATCTAAGAGCATTCATGGGTCAGTACGACCCAGATATACTTGCGAAGATACAAGAGAAAGGTGAACGATCTCAGGTTTATGTTGGCTTGACTAGAACAAAAGTTTTAGCAGCTTACTCAAGAATGACCGATCTTTTATTTCAACCTGGTCAAAAATTCTTTTCTATTGAATCAACACCCGTTGCAAAACAACCAACTGTTGAAATGGAGCTTACCGAAAGAGCTGCACTTGAGATTATGCAAGCAGCTGAGGTTATAGATCCAAACTTGGTTGATGAACTTATCGCAGCAAGATTCGCAGAACTTAAAGAAGAGCTAGAAGAAGAGACAAAGATCAGAGTTGAGAATATGTCAGAGGCTATTGCTGACCAAGCTTTAGAGTCCAATCTTGAAGGTAAGATGAAAGATGCCATTATGGAACAAGTTATCTTTGGCACAGGTGCCATGAAAGCAGGAACTCTTAAAATTGAAAAAGATCACAAATGGATAAAAACAGACGAAGGATTTAATTTAGTCTATGAAGAAAGCCCAATGCCCGAAATGGAGGCAGTATCAATATTTGATTTATACCCTGACCCATATGCTACTTCTGTCGATGATATGCGAAATATTTTTAGAAGACATATTATTTCTAGACAAGAGTTTGTTGATCTAAAAGATTATCCAGGATTTAACAGAGATCAAATTAATTACTGTGTTGAAGAATATCCAGATGGTAATCACTACGAAGAGCAACACGAAAAAGACAGAAGAGAAATTGCAAACATCAATGATTATGAAACAAAGACTAGGAAGTTTGAGGTTACAGAATTTTGGGGATCTATCAATGGATATGAACTTGCAGAGGTGGGAGTTGAGTTTGATGACGATGAAGATCTTTCTTTAGAATACCAGGCAAACATTTGGTTTACTGAAGACAAAATAATTAAAGCACAATTAAATCCATTGCCTGGCGGAGTTATACCTTATTTTATTTTCCCATACGAAAAAAATCCTCATGCATTCTGGGGTACTGGCGTACCAAGAATGATGAGAGATTCTCAGAACACAATGAATGCTGCTACAAGAATTTATCTTGATAATGTTGCATTATCCTCTGGACCGATGGTAGAGGTAAATACAGACATTATGGCTTCAGGAGAAGACCCTACAGAGCTTTATCCATGGAGGGTGTTCCTAAGAGAAGGGGGAGATGGAAATCAGCCCATGGTTCGTTTCTATCAGCCTCAGTCTAATTCTCCTGCCCTTGTTTCAGTTATAGAATTATTTAGAAGGTTTGCAGACGAAACAACTGCCTTACCTTCATACACACACGGACAAACACAAAGCTCATTAAACAGAACAGCAACTGGTATTTCTATATTGATGTCAAACGCCAATATAGTTCTTAAATCAGTAATTAAAAATATCGATGACTTTTTAACAAAACCATTGATTAGATCTCTATATGATTGGAACATGACTTGGAATGAAAATGAAATGGTCAAATCTGATATGAGAGTAGTTGCAAGAGGATCCACAGCCCTGATACAAAAAGAAGTACAATCACAAAGATTGTTACAGTTCTTGTCTTTAATCAATAACCCGATTGATGCTCAAATGGTAGATAGAGAAAAACTACTTACCGACATAGCTAAATCGTTGGATATTGATCCAGACGAAGTAATCAAATCGCAAGAGGAGTTAATGAATGAGCAAGCACTACAACAAGCTATCCTTGCCAGCCAGCAGGGCGGTGAAGGCAATGAAGTCCAAAATGCCGAAGGAATGGTCGGACCTGATGGAAGAAATGGAACGCCTACGCCAAATGGAGAGGGACCAGTTGGAAATAACGGAGGACTTCCGCTTTAGTCAAGGTCGTTGCGACATACTCAAGTTTATAGTATCTTTAGACGAGATTGCTGGTAAAGTAATCGACTCGTTAGGTACCCGAAAGGATACATCTAACATTTATAAATAATTTTATCGACACCCCCAAAGAGGACCGAAAAAATGGCAAGAGAAAAAACTAAAGGCGAGTTAATCGCTGAAAGGCTTGAAAAAGAAGCTGATGAGATGATGAAACAAGTTCAAGATTCTCAGACGGAATCCGAACCTGAAGCAAAGGGGCTTGCTACCCCAGAGGCAGAAGACCAGGACACCCCAGAAGAAATCGAAGAAGTTGTTGAAAATTCACCCGATGAATCTCAGGATACTGAAGATACATCTGATCAGCCAGAAGAGATTCAGGAAGAAGACGCTAAATCTGATAAGGGTTTATCGGCTGAACAGTGGGAAGAAAGGTACAAAAACGCCCAGGCGAAGATGACCAAATCTACCCAGCGAGAAAAGGAACTCGAACAAAAAATTGCTGAGATGTCTAATAAACTGACAGCGATGGATTCGATGAAGTCTGAGACTCGGATTGAACAGCAGAAAGAAGAGGTTAATGTAGATCTCTCTGAGATAATGAAAGATTATCCTGAGATAGTACAACCGCTTCAAAAATATGTTGATGCTCGCATCGCATCTGTTGATCAAAAAGTAAATCAGGCAACAGAAGAGGTTCTTAGATCGCAAAGAGAAGAAGCTGATAAAAAGCATTTTGCTGCTATAGCGGATGCTCATCCAGATTATAAGTCTTTATCATCAAGTGATGATTTCACTTTATGGTTAGGCAGACAATCAAGGATGTGGCAAAACGCTGCAACAGATGGAGATGCTGAGGATGTTATATCCCTCATATCAAAATATAAAAAAGATTTGGGTCTCGTTTCCAAAACTGTTTCCAAAGAGGAATTGGTTGAAAAGGCAAAACAAAATGTTGAGCCTTCACTCTCCAAAGCCAGGAAACAAAATATAGGTAGTAGCAAAAAGACTTGGACTGCCCAGGAAATTGGAAGACTTTCTGATAAAGAATTTGCAAAGCATGAGAAAGAAATTGATCAAGCTTATGCAGATGGAAGGGTGAGGTCTTAGGAATTTTGCTATTTGTTTAAACTTTTAATTAAGGAGTAAAATAATGGCATATTCATCTTCAAGTGGAAGCTTTAGCTTCGCAAGTGGTGAACAGCACTTCATACCTGAAGTATTCTCTAAAAAGTTACAAGCTAAGTTTTACGCTCAAACCATTTTGTCTGAGGTAACAACTAACGAGTACGAAGGAGAGATTTCAGGATTAGGTAATAAGGTAAACATCAGAACAGTCCCATCTGTCACAGTTGCAGACTATTCAGGTTCTTTATCTTACGCAGATGTAACTTCAGGCACAGTAGAGCTTGATATCAACAAGGCTAAAAGCTACGCTTTTAAAGTTGATGATATTTTAAGAACTCAAGCCGATATTGATTTCATGAACGCAGCAGCAGAAGATGCAGCTCAAAACATGAAAATTGCTATCGAGCAAGATGTCTTTGGAAACATCGCTTCAGGATCATCTCTATCAGATGTAAATAGTGCAGGTAGTGGAACTACTGCTTCTAACATCTTAGGGCTTATCTTGGATGCTGGTAAATCACTAGACCAAAATAATATTCCAGAAACTGAAAGGTTCTTAATTATTGACCCAGCAACCGCTGCGATAATCAAAAATTCAGACCTTAAACAAGCATACCTTACAGGTGATGCTGAATCTCCATTAAGAAATGGTAACATTGGAATGATCGATAGATTTACTGTCTATGTATCTAACAATTTAACTGTTGCTAGTGGAGTAACTTCTGGCTTCTTTGGTCACCCTAAAGCTATAGCATATGCTTCTCAAATGACTAACACTGAGACTGTAAGACTTGAGTCTTCATTCGGTGATGGTGTGAGAGGATTATCTGTATATGGCTACAAGGTTGTTGTACCAACAGCATTTGGCGAAATTAAGTTAAATTCTTAATCATAAATTTGGGGAGCTTCGGCTCCCCATCTTTTTCAAATGCCAAAAGGTTCAAAAAAAGAAGCTCTAGAAAAAAGACTTAGAGCTCAAGGTAAGAAGAAAGGTCTATCTGGTGATAGATTGAATGCATATATTTATGGTACCTTAACAAAAGTTATGGGACCTGGTGGTGCTAAAAAAGCATCGAAGACTGGTAAAGTCAGATCCAAAAAAACTAGATCGAGGAAAAGAAAATGAAAAAAGACGAAATTTTAAAAACCGCAAAAGATAAATTTAATGTTAAGTTAGATCCTAAAGAGAAGCTTACTGATCTTGAAGACAAGCTTGAAACATTAGAGAAGAATAATGCAAAAGAATCCAAGCCCAAGAAAAAAAGTTCTGGCAAGGGAAATCCTATTGCATCAAGAGGGGAATACGGCAAAGTTGTGCCTTGGAATCCTATACATAGAGAAGAACACTGGACATTCATTTATGATGAAAGAGCTCTCTCCAAAGAAGAAAAAGAACAGTTAGGTCTGTAATGATATGGCAACAGTCAAGGTAATAGATCTATTAGATAGAGCAGAGGAGATTTTACAAGACACTACAAATGTTAGATGGTCTCAACAAACTCTGCTTAACTACCTTAACGATGCTCAAAGAGAAATAGTTCTTTTCAGACCAGATGCGAATCCAGTCAATGCTAGTTTTACCCTGGCACAATCGGCAAAGCAGACTCTCCCAACTGGAGGTCTTAGGCTTTTATCACTTCATAGAAATTTAACACCAACAACCAAACCAATAACTAATATTGAAAGAAGAGTATTAGACGACCAGGTTGATGATTGGTATGGAACAACATCTACAAATGTTGAACACTATGTTTACGACCCCGTAGATCCAAAAAACTTCTATGTTTATCCCCACCCTTCTGGTGGCGGACACACACTTGAAATTGTTTATAGTGCTTCCCCTAGCGATATAACTATTAGCAACTTCTCGTCAGATACCACAGTGATTTCTTTGGATGATCTTTATGCAAATCCAATATTAGACTTCATGTTGTATCGTGCATATCAGAAAGATTCAGAGTTTGCTGGAGATATACAAAGATACTCTGGCTATCTTCAATCTTTTCAAAATGCATTAGGAATTAAGAATCAAGTTGATGCAGGTACTTCACCAAGACCATCAACACCAGTACAATAATGAATAATGGCAGTATCAAAGAAAATAGAAACATTAGTACCAAAAGTAAGAAGAGAAGCTCCAAGCTGTCCTTCGTTTTTGGCTATTGAGGAGTTAAGAAATACACTTATAGATTTTTGTGTTAATACAGACATATATTTACAAGATCTTACCCTCTTACAGGTTGTTAAAAATCTCAATGAGTATAGCTCTTCAGATCTCGATATACCTGTTGGTACTGAGTTAAATCACATTATTGATATTTACAAAGAGTTTTCAGAATCAACTGGCACTCAGATATCTCAAAAGAAATACACCAAGATAGAACCAAAAGCACAGATAGGTGGTGTATCTATATTTGATGTTTATGGGAAAGGTGCTGTTAAGTATTACACTCAAAAGGACCAGGAAACAATTTTGTTTGCACCTACACCAACTGTTAATGAAAAACTCTATGTTTTATATTCTCTCAAACCTAAGCAGACGGCTACCACAATACCATCTATAATAGCTAATGAGTATATGGAGACCATAGTACATGGTGCTCTGTATAGACTACAGATGATGAAAGATAGCCCCTGGACTGATATACAGGCAGCAGATCTCAATAAAAGACTGTATGATAAGGGAGAGGCACAAGCAGTCAGAAAAGCTAAATACGGCAATGTAGGAGCTCCTCTGACAGTTAAATACCAGGAGTTTGTATAGTGGCATATTCGGAAACAATTAAATTAGTAAAAGGCGATACGCTGCCAGAGCTTACTATTACTCTTAAAGATAGTAATACAGCTGCAAGCGGTCAAACTTTAGATCCTGAAGATCAAGACACTTTTGCTCCAATTAATATAACTGGAGGAACAGTCAGAGTAAGAGTCAGGGAAATTGGCGAAACAACAATACTTAAAACAATAACAGCATCAATCACAGATGCTTCAGGAGGAAAAGTAGCAATGCTTTTTCCATCAGACACATTTCCAGATGCTGGAGTTTATGAAGCGGAGGTTGAGTTCACGAAATCAGACGGCAACATTCAAACTGTCAATGATTTAATAAAACTTAGCGTGAGAGATGATTTTGACTAATGGCTATCAGATTAAAGGTAGAATTTTCTGCTCTCAATATCCAGATAACCAAGCAGGAGTTTGCATCCCTACAAGCATCATCTGATGCAACCACACTTCTAGAATTTGTAAATCTTAAAACAGGTTTAGATTTTGTTAATCTGAATACTGTTCTTACTTTAGACTCAGACACTAAAAACCTTTACTTTATGGCTTCGCTTGGTTCGCCTAATGCGGAGACTATTTCATTTACAGATACAGATGTAAGGAATGTTGGTTTAGGAAAATCAGATATCACATCTGTTGGAGATCAAGATCCAACTAAGATATTTAATTTAGGCAAGTCAGATACACCAACAATAACTGAGCAACTTACTAAAGTTGTTCAATTCAATAGATCTCTAGCAGATGCCACTTCAATGGCTGAAGCTATTGCATCTAAAGATACTTCTATAGGCAAGTCTGATTCTTCTACTGTAACTGAAGAACTTGCGAAGCTATTTAGTAGTGCCCAGGCAGATACAACATCTGTTACAGAACAAGCAATAAGAAATGTTGGTATTGGAAAAACTGACACAGTATCATTTTCTGATCCAATAGAAGTAGAGGTTGAACTTGTCAAAGCTGATAGCCTATCATTTTCTGACTCACCCACACTAGAAACTGGAAAAGCCAACTCAGATACACTTCAAGTTGCAGAAACTGATACAAAGTTATTTGGAAAGAATGTTGAAGAGGGAGCTGGAGAGAATCAAACATTTGCAGTTACAGTAGTAAGCACGGGCAACGGAAACAAATATGTTATAGATGGAGTTCAGCAAGATACGCTTTCTTTAAAGGTTGGATTTACATATACATTAGATCAATCTGATTCAAGCAATTCTGGTCATCCGTTAAGGTTTTCAACAACATCAAATGGAACTCACGCAGGCGGAGTAGCGTATACAACAGATGTTTCTATTAATGGAACACCTGGTTCTTCTGGTGCATATACAAGAATTACTGTTACAAACTCAACCCCAAGCACTCTTTATTACTATTGCACTAACCACTCTGCAATGGGAGGTCAAGCGAACATTACAACGGCAGGCATACCAACAACCAAGACTTATGAGGTAACTGTTGCTACTGGAACAAATGTTTATGGATCTGGAAATAAATTCTACATAGATGGTCTTCCAAGCCCAGGTTTAATTTTAAATGAAGGATTTACTTATACATTTGATCAATCAGACTCAAGTAATTCTAATCACCCTTTAAGGTTTTCAATTACTGGAAATGGAACACATAATTCAGGAACTGAATACACAACAAACATAACAACCAACGGAACCCCAGGATCTAGCGGAGCTTACACAAGGATAGAAGTTACATCATCAACTCCTGATTTACATTACTACTGTAGCAATCATAGTGGAATGGGAGCTGAAACATCTGTTCAAGATGATGGGGATACTACTTTTGATGTAACAGTAGCAACTGGTGTCAATAATCATGGATCTGGAAATAAATATTATATTGATGGCGTAATAACACCCATAGTGCATTTAGTTGCTGGTAATACCTACACATTTAATCAATCGGACTCATCTAATTCAAATCATCCATTTAGATTTAGTGAAACCTCAAATGGAAGTCATGCAAGTGGAACAGAATACACAACAGGAGTTACAACGAATGGAACTCCAGGTTCAAGCGGTGCTTTCACCAGAATACAAGTAACAAATAGCACAGCTACAACCCTTTTCTATTATTGTACAAACCATAGTGGTATGGGAGGAGAGGTAAATTCTTCAATATCTACTGTTGGTGACCTTACAATGTCAGAATCATTAGCTAGAGTAGTAAGTTTCATTAGAACTTTTACTGATGCAGCAGCTTTAGATGATACTGCAAGTGCTTCAGATGACTTAGCCACTCAATCAGACTTAGTAAAAAACAATGTTATTGGATTTAGTGACTCTGAAGCAAAAGCTTTTAGTAAGCCTGGTATAACAGATGCCCCAAGTATTAGTGAAGATCTTAGTTATTTAGCTAATTTAAGTCCTTCTGATACTGTTTCAACTACAGATGGCACACCTGTATTTAATATTGGACAAGCTCTTAGTGATACTGTATCTATTTCAGAAGGACTAAGTTTAGCAGCTGCTGATGTATTTGCAGATGTAGTAAGCATTACTGAAATAACTAACTTAAACTCTGCAGAAGGACAACAAGATACAACCTCAATTGTAGAGACTTTAGCCCACAGTTTTGGTATGAACCCTACAGACGCTGCAAGTATTGCAGAAAGTTTGGCGCATAGTTTTAGCAAATCTGTTTCAGATAGTGCTACAATATCGGAGTCAGTTAGTATTCTATTTATTCCCGGTGGGGGATCTATTTTGAATACTGCTGTTTTAAATACATTTGTATTAAATTAGGAGCTCATAAATGATAAATGATGATTTAAAACTAAAAGGTAAACTTGCCATTGCAATCAATGGTGAGGTCGTACAAGAAGTAGATAACCTAGTTGTTACCGCAGGTAAGGGCTATGTTGCTTCTCGTATTAAAGATGCTTCAGCAACTGCTATGTCTCATATGGAGATTGGTAGTGGTTCTACAGCTGCAGCTGCTTCAGACACCGCATTAGGATCGGCCCTTGGTAGAGTATCTCTAACAAGCACAAACGTTTCTAGTGCCGTTGTAACTTATGTTGCAACTTTTGGAGCGGGTACAGGAACGGGTGCTGTTACAGAAGCTGGCTTATTTAATGCCTCTTCTGGTGGTACTATGTTGTGTAGAACTGTTTTTTCAGTTGTAAACAAAGGATCAGCAGACTCTATGACAATTACCTGGACAGTAACAGTCAGCTAATATAATAGGAGGCTTTTACTGTGGGAATTGTTTTTAAGAACAATGCCAAGACGACACTTGCATCAAGCCTTAGTAACTCAGCTACAAGTGCTACTGTTACTGATGGTAGCGTATTCCCTAGCTTAAACGCTGGTGAATTTTTCCTAGTTACTTTTGATGATGGAACAAACAACGAAATATGTAAGTGTACTGCTAGGTCTGGCAATACTCTAACTATTGTCCGTGCTCAAGAGAGCACTACGGCAAGAGCGTTCTCGTCTGGAGATTCTGCTGAAGGTAGGGTTACTGCTGGAGTTCTCGAAACAATTCAAGAAAACATTGCAGCTAAATCTGCAAACCAGACTGTATTCAATGCAACTACAGCTGGTGGAGCGACAACATATAACATAGGAACCAATCCAGGCGTTGAAGCCAACGCTATGGTGTTCTTAAATGGTGTTTTACAGCACCACGACACTCTATCTTTTTCAGGTACAAATTTGACCTTCGATGCTGCCCCACCCAATGGAATGGCTCTTGAGGTTATTATTGATAACCTAATTAACTTACAAAGTTCTAATCTTACAGTTGATACTTTTACCGCAGCAGATGCAAGCGGTAGCCCACAAACAGATTTTGTTTTATCTGATACTCCAGCTGCCGAAACTAATTTAATAGTTTTTGTAGATGGTGTTTTTCAAGATCAAGATGCTTACACAATCTCATCCAATACTCTGACGATAACCACAGGAGTTATAGCTGGTAGAGGCGTAACAGTTTATGTAATCAATCCAGTTAATATTGGAACACCAAGCGACAGCACAGTTACTAGTGCTAAGTTGTCTGGCAACATTACTATGCCAGGTAATTTAATAGTAGGATCTAATGATGTTGCTTTTGATTCGCCTACTTTTGTTGTAGATCACGCTAACTCAAGAGTTGGGCTAGGTACTGCTTCTCCTTCTGTCCCCGTAGATATTGTTGGGGATGTGAAGATGTCTGCTAATTTAACAGTTGATACAAATACCTTAGTAGTTGACTCTAGTAATAATAGAGTTGGAATGGGCGGTTCTCCTGTTACACAGCTGCACGCCATGGGAGGTAACGGAGTTATTTTTGATAATCCTAATAATGGTTATTCTGGTTTAAAAATTACTGACGATACAAGCGGAGACTACAATATAAATTTCTTAGCAGGAAGAAGTCAGGGCGGCACTAAATTTAGATTTTTTAGATACGGAAGAGAGCAGAATGTAACACCTTGGTCAGATTATTCTTCTCCTGTAGAAATAGCACATATAAGTGGAGGTAGTAATTATTTTGCAGGCAATGTTGGAATCGGAACTGCATCAGCAAACAATGAAACTAATAGAGTATCTCTAGAACTTGACGACACATGGGGTGGTGTGTTTCAAAACTCTGTATCAGGAACACCTAAGTCTGAGTGGCGATGGAACACAAGCGGACATACAATATTTGGTTCAGTTGCTAATGAAGATTTAGCTTTTGTAACTAACAATTCAGAACGAGCAAGAATTACCTCTGGTGGAAATTTTAGTTTTAACTATGGAACAGGTAATACAGGTAATAAATATTTTATTGTTAATAGTGGTTCAGGTAACGATGGTGGAATGGTATTCCAAAGAGAAAACACAAATAAATGGCAGATAAATAATGAAGCTACTACTGAAGACCTTAATTTTTATGCGTATGGTGCAGGTCAGGTTGTTTTACATTTAGATCAAGATCATGGACATGCAGTTCTAGGAAATGGTGTTGGACTGCATACAGATACGCTTAGAAGTGTAAATAATAGTATTACATCTAGCTATTCAAATGTTTTAGATTTTTCAACAGCAGGAGCAACTAATGCAGGTAGAGGATTTTATTTGGTAACAGTTGTAAGAGAGGGTGCTAGTGTGGGGACTTCTATTGTATTGCTTGTTGGTTTATCAACAGGCTCTGCTGTAATTATTTATGACACAATTTCATCAAACAGTCTTGTGGCTAATGCAAGTGGTGGAAATCTGCAAATAAAAAGTACAGGTGGCAGCATTACTTGTCATGCAACTGCTGTACCGATAGGCGTTACAGGATTGGATTCATAGGAGTAATTTATGGCAATAACATTAGAACAAGCCCAAGCAGTACATTCAATGTATGTCCAAAGAAAATATCACTATGCAAAAATAGCAGATAAATATATGGTTCAATATAATTTAGGTAAGATAACAAAAGAAGAGTGGGAAGCTAAAAGACAAGAAGTAAAAGACATGCTTCCTTATCCTGAAGGAGTTGATAAAGAAGAAGCCTTACAAATGATCAGAGATGAAGGATGGGTTGAATAATGGCAAACACTAAAATAACATCAGCAAACTTAGATACTCTAACAACTCTAACAGTTGATGATATTACTATTGATGGATTTACTATTGCCGCCGTAGATACAAGCGGTCTAATACTAGATTCAGGTGGAGACATTGTTCTCGATGCAGCTGGTGGGGATATTATTCTTAAAAATGCAGGTAGCACAAACGGAAATATAGTTTTAGGAGATGCTACTGACCCTACTGTAAAAATTACATCTGGATCTACTTTTACTATTGATGCAGCTGGAGACATCATTCTTGATGCCGATGGTGGCGATGTAAATTTTAAAGATGCAGGTACTGAATTTTTTAGAGTTAGTATCACTGATCCAACTGCAGTTACTGGAGCTATATTACATGTTCCTGTCAATGACAGTAGTTTAACAATTACAGGTATTGATGGTGGTAATTCAGTTACAGCTGTCACCTTTAGTATGGCAGATGCAGGTGCGGCTACATTTAACGCAGGCGGAAGATTTAATGGAAACGTAGGTATAAATGTTAATGCTGCTAGAGAATTGCATGTCAAAAGTTCTGGCGCAGGGGTAGCAGCTTTTGAAAGTACTGGTGCAGGATTAGCTATACAAGGTAGTAGTAGCACTACATCTTTAGCTGAAATTGTTGGATATAAGCAGAGTGATGCTTCTTATCACGATATTAACATTCGCTCAAAGTCTAGTGGTGCTCAATTATATGTAGATACAAACGGCCATGTTGGTATTGGAACTGACTCACCTGCGGCTGGTTCGTCAAACACAACAACATTACAAGTTGCAGGAGCAACAGTTGTTGGTTTTGCTGCAGGCTCTCCATTCAACACTGCTGGTAGAAAATATACCTTTGAATCTCGTTATGCTGGTTCAAATCATTTAACAATGGGCTATATTGCAGACGGATCTACTCATGCACAAGGATTTATTGCATCACAAAATAGCCTTCCATTATTTATAGGAGTTGGTACTAAAGATAACATCAAGCTTGGTAATGACAGAAGTACTCAATTAACTGGATATGTAGGTTTTGGGAATTATAGTGCTGCTGCATCGGGCGATGTTGATACTACTGTAACTAAAGGTGCAAGACTAAGGTCAATGGGTGGTCGTGGCGGACAGCCAAATGTATTAGGTTGGGACCATTTAGATAGAAGCAATTCAGCCTATGACCATAATTCATCTATTACATCTTCTTTTGTAAGTTCTTATAATGTTAATTTTGGTCCGCTCGATACTAGTGGAAATAATCGATGGATATTAGGAGAAGGTCCTAATGGAGGAATAACATGGATATGGAAAGGAATAAATGCAAATCCTAGTAACAGTGGAGGCCAAGCTGGTTGGGATTGCGGCAGTATTGGAATAGATAGTAACTATACTTACATGCTTGTTAACTATGTCAAAAGAATGACAAGCACAGCAACAGGAACATATTATTTTGGAACACAGAATATATATGACCAAAGTGGAAGTGCTCGAAATAATCCATATATGACAATCACAGCGACAAGTAATTTACCTCTTGGTGTTTGGTGTGCTGATGTACATTTCATATGTTCTCATCAATATACAGATAATGCTTCTTTGCTAAATCAGGGATTATGGAGAATGGATACAGGTGCTAGATTACAAAACTGGGCAGGACAATTTAGTGGTGTTAACCTATATAGATCCTATCCATCTTCTACGACAACGCATGGTATAGGATTTAGAACATATTTATATTATGGAAATGCAAATGATGGTACGACACTGCATTTTGGCCAACCCGCAATTTATAAGTGTGATGGTACAGAGCCAACAATGGGTGAAATAAGAGGTGGAGATAAAACCCTAGCATATGGTGTTACTGGAGCATAGGAGGAATAATGGCACATAGATTAGATCACGGGCAACCGCTTTTTCCAGGAGCTTCTGGAGAAGATGCTACTAATTTATCAGGAAAAGAAAGAGAAGCTTTTTTTCAAAAAATAGAAGATGAAGGTTTAGAGATTCTAAGAGAAGAACGAAACAAACTTTTACAAGAAAGTGATTGGACACAAAATCCAGATGTTCCAGAAGAAACAAGAAACAAATGGATTGAATATAGACAAAAACTTAGAGACATTCCAGATACCTATTATAATATAGCTGAAGTAGTCTGGCCCGACAAACCACAATAAGGAGACATAATTGGCTAAAACAAAAGTACATGGTGAATATTTAGATCCTTCAGTAATATCTGGACAAACCCAGGTAACGGCTGTTGGAGCTGACTCTGTACTTATTTTTGATGCTACAGACAATGCGCTAAAGAAAGCTCTACTTTCTGATGTTATTGAAACAGTAGGATCTACGCCTTCTTTTACAAGTGCAACTATCTCTGCATCAGATCCAGTTTTAAACATAGCTAGAACTTCAAATTACAGCTATAAAATAGGAAGTCTTGCTAATGATACTTTTGTAATTCAATCAAACGAAACAGGAGATGCTTCTTATGCACCCTTAATTGAAATAGATTCTTATGCACATCAAGGTACTATATTCCTAAAAGGAGATGCTAATGGAAGACTTGGGTTATTAGAATCTTCACCTGATGCTCCGCTTCACATAACAGCGACAGGTGCTGCCTCACAAGGAACCATTAAGTTACAAGGAACCAGTTCGCACATTGGATTCCACCAAGCAAACGATACATTTAAAACTTGGATCGGACACTACAATACTGCGAACCACGGAAGTAACACTGATCTTAATATTAAAGCTGGGTATAACGGAGGCGGAAATATTAGAATTACAGCCGATGGTGATACAACTCATGCTCAACTTTATATAGAGGGTTCAACAGGTAATGTAGGAATAGGTCTTACAGATCCTGGGTCAAGCCTTTCGGTAGGACCTAACACTACTCATTCTAATAATAGAATAACAATATTTTCAGACGATTATAATTATGGACAAGTGAGAATAGGTTCAAGTACAAGTGAAGCTTCACTTGGATTTATGAGAAGTACAACTCAAGCTAATGTAGATAATAATGCTCCATCTGGTGGTAATGATACTTGGGCAATAGGTCTAGGAGTATGGGGAGCAAACTTTGGTATTGGTTCAAATTCTACTCAAGCTAGTGTTGTTGAATGGACTTCATCTGGTCACATGTTGCCAGGGGCAAATAATACATATGATTTGGGTTCTACTGCAAAAGCTTGGAGAAACATTTACACCAATGACTTAAATCTTTCTAATATGCCAAGTGAAGGAGTCGGAACAGACGAACAAGAATATGAAGCAACAGGTAATGATGTTGACGGGACAAATGGTTCTTGGACAATACAAGAAGGAGAAAATGATTTATTTATAATTAATAGATTGAATGGAAAAAAATATAAGTTTGATCTTACGGAGGTCGAGGAATAATGGCTTTTTTTGTCGGAGGTAAAGAATTAGATATATGGGTAGATCTAGGTGGAGGAGCACAAAGCTCTGCAACAACTCATGTTGACTTTGCTTGGGATAGTTTTAGGTCTGATGGCTATAGAATATTCAAGGTATATATAACAGATTTATGGCTGACAGATGGCTATAAGTTTGAAGTAGCATTTCTTACAGCAAATAATGCGGTTCCCTCAATAGGCATGTATGGAGGTGCCTTTGCTCACGGTGAAGCGGATGCAGATGTAGCTGATTATGATGTCAAATGGAACAATCAAGCAAGGATACCTGTAAGTGCCAATCAAGGATCAGCTGCTTTAAGCGGAACCTACAGGGGTAATTTTGAGTTCACAGTAAACACAGGAGACAATGCGGCTTCTGGTGTTCCAAACTACTGGTGGCATGGAACTATGAGACTTGGAAGTACATTGGCATCACACATAGCAGGTGGCGGGACTTGTACACAAAATGCAAGATACGGAATACGAATGACTACAAGCGGTCCTACAGCTAACCATCTATTAAGAATGAGATATAAAGTATTAGGAATGAAAAATGCATAAGAGGCTAACAAATGAGTGATCCAATAACAAAATCAGTAGTAGGCATAGCAGGTAGCGTACTTAACAAGTTCGTTGCAGATAAGAACCTTAAAATGCAACTTGAGCATGAGCTCAAGACACAACTACAAACTGCTAATCTTGCACAGATAGAAGTAAACAAAATTGAAGCTGCAAGTACAAGTTGGTTTGTTGCAGGCTGGAGGCCGAGTGTTGGCTGGGTCTGTAGTTTGGCTATGTTATATCACTTTATTATTGCGCCTATGATGCAGTTTTTTCTTAATATTATTGGTATACAAGTGCAATTACCAGAGTTTGATTTCAGTCAATTATCAACTATACTTATGGCTATGCTCGGAATGGCCGGTCTTAGGACATACGAGAAAAAAGAAAAAGTAACAAAAGGCAATTAATAAGGAGTATTTATTATGTCAAATTCAGATCAGGGTCAAACAATTGACCGTTTAAACTTTAATGGAAAAGAATATATGATTGCAGATTTAACCGATAGGGTTAAAGCTGGTATTAACGTTCTTTTAAAAATTCAACAAGATTTAAATAATCTATCTCAAGAAGTTCGTATTCAACAAGCTGCGCAAACAGAAATTACAAAGCAGATAACTGAAAACATAGAAGAAGATAAAATAAAAGAAGTTGAGCCTGCTGAAACTAAAGTTGTAGATGAGCAAATGGAAGCTGCTCATAACATTATAGAGTCTGAAGACAAGTGAGCTGGAAGTACTTTACTGAAGACGAAGTAAAGTGCAAACACACTGGTTTGTGCGCAATGGATGATGACTTTATGCGCAAACTAGATATAATACGAGAAGAGGTTGGATTTCCGTTAATTATCAATAGTGCATATCGACATGAAACCCACCCTATCGAAGCTGCAAAAAGCAAGCCAGGAGCCCATTCTTCGGGCAAGGCCGTAGATGTACGAGTACGAGGACAGGATGCCTTGAAATTAATTGAGGTAGCTTTGAAGAATGGCATAACGGGACTTGGAGTCAAGCAGCATGGAGAGTCTAGATTTATTCATTTGGATACTCTTGAGGCCGAACCTAATAGACCTAGGCCTTGGATATGGAGTTACAAGTGAATGAGAATGGCAAAAGACTAGAAAAAATAGAAGATAAGCTGGACAAACTGTCCGAAGCTGTAGTTTCTATTGCGCGTATCGAAGAGAGAGTTACAACAGTCTTAAAACAAAATGACCGATTGTTTTCAAACTTTGAAAAGCTTGAACTCCGTGTAGATAAGGTAGAAAACCAAGCAAACATAAATGCAAAGACTGTAAGTGTTACTGAAAGGTTCATCTGGATTGTACTCTCCGCAATAGTAGCGGCTATAATGTATAATTTAAGATGAAGCTATGGCATATTACAAACTCATTAATTTTTCGGGGATAGCGCCCCAAATTTCTCCAAGGCTACTGGATGATACCGTTGGCCAAACTGCAAATGATCTAGATTTAGATAGAGGAGTTCTTACTCCAATAACTGAAAATTCACAAACTCAAGCACTAACTTCATCAGGTAGAACTAGTATCTACTATTATTCATACGCTGGTAGTAATTACTGGTTAGAATGGACCGAGGATGTAGATGTTCAACCGGGGCCCATTGCTGATGATTCGTTGTCTAGGATCTATTGGACAGGAGAAACCTTTCCTAGAATGGCACCAGGCGACGTTGTAGCGGCTTCTGGGTCAGGTAGATATCCAAGAAACTTTTATAGGTTAGGCATTCCCGCTCCAACAGCAGCTCCTAATATTTCAGTTACAGGAACAGACGACGGAACTACTACTCAGTACAGCACCGCGTATGTATATACATTTGTATCTGCTTACGGAGAAGAAGGACCGCCCTCACCTGTTACAGCTGTAGTAAATAAAGTGGATGCTCAGTCTGTCACTATAAGTGGTTTAGAAACTTCAGCAGGATCAGGGGCAGGTAGAACAAATACTAACTTAGCAAAAAAACGAATTTATAGATCTAATACTGGTTCTAATACAACAGCATTTCAGTTTGTAAAAGAAGTTACATTGGCTACAGCATCAACTACAGATAGTGTAACCAATGCAAACTTAGGTGAATTAATACCTTCTACTTTTTGGATTGCACCGCCAGACGAACAAACTTCTCTATACCCAAATGGGCAGATGAAGGGTTTGACTGCATTACCTAATGGTATTTTTGCAGGTTTTACTGGTAAGCGTATTTGTTTTTCTGAACCGTTTTTACCTCACGCATGGCCTGTTGCATACCGTACTACACTAGAAGATAACATTGTAGGTATAGGTACAACAGGGAATGGTTTATTTGTAGGTACAGAAGGTAATCCATATTTCATACAAGGTGTAGATCCACAATCTATGACTTCTATACGTATAGAAGCAGCACAGGCTTGTTTGAGTAAAAGGTCTATGGTTGATATGGGGCCATATGTTATTTATGCATCTCCAGACGGCTTAGTTGCTGCAGCTGGTACTGATGTAAGAGTTGCAACAGAAGGCATAATTACTCCAGAACAATGGCAAGCAGATTTTTATCCATCAACAATACAAGGTTTCTTATGGCAAGGTAAGTATGTAGGATATTATGCTAGTGGTTCAAACTTTGGAGGATTTATATTTGATCCTAGAGGTGGTAAAAATGCTCTTACTACCCTTACTCAAACTTCTTCTACAAGTACAAAAGGTGGGCACACAGATCCCGATACAAACGAATTGTATGTAATCGAAGGAAGTAATGTAAAAGAGTTTCAAGGTAGTACTACAAATGAATCACTTACGTTTAAGACAAAAGAATTTGTACCTAGTAAGCCAACTAAAATGGCTTTTGTAAAAATAGAAGCGGAAGCCTACAGTGGAAATGGTATTACAGTAAAAGTATTTGGAGATGGTAGTTTGTACTACAACGCTACAATTACCGCTTCAGGTAGTTCTTTTAGTGTAACAGGCGCTACTCCTAGTTTTAGTGCAACTACAATATCTGAACCAATTCTTAGATTACCCTCTGGTATTTACAAAACATACTCTATTCAAGTAGAGGGGGCACATACAATCAATGAGATTTGTATTGCAGAGTCTATGGATGAGCTAAGGGGTGTGTAATGGCTACGTCGGGAACAAAAGTACCGTCTATAGTATCTGTACCTAGTAGAATAGACCCACAATTAAAAAACCACATGGTTTCTATTCAAGAAGCCGTAGAGATAAGATTAGGACGTAGGGGAGATCCAAGAGATAGAGCAATAACTTTAAGAGAACTTATTGATTCTGGTTTAGCTGAAGAACTTTTAGATAATCCTTTTGATCCTAATGCTGGAACGGGAGTCGTGGACTTTAAACCACGTACTGTAACCGATACTACAATACCGCCTGTACCTACTGGAGTCAGTGCTTCAGCAGCTTTTACAACAGTAGTTGTATCTTGGGATGCCCCACAGTTTGGTAATTTTGCATTTGCGGAGATATATAGAGGTACAAGTAACGACGTAAGTGCCGCTGTTTTAGCAGATACAACAACGGCTAATGTTTGGTCAGACTCTGCAGATTACAATCAAACATTCTACTATTGGATTAGATTTGTATCTACTTCAGATATAAGAGGGCCATTTGCTAATCCTGTAAATGCTACGACTGCTATAGATATAGCAGCGGTTATGACTAGTTTGACTCAAACTTTAGCTGACTTGCCTGGGTATTCTGCAATTACTAATTTAGTTACACAAGGGGCAGGAGAAGTTATTAGGAGCTCATCTGCTCCAACTACTAGAGGTGACGGAAGTAGTGCTATAACTGCAAATGATCTTTGGTTTGATACCGATGATGGTCAAGTTTATTGGAGAAACGCTGCAAACAATGCTTGGGTGGCGGGACGAGATGCTACGTTAGTTAACTTAGTAGGTACTAGTAGTTTTACAGGCTCTACTTTAACTGCAGCTACAGCTTCAGCACAACAAGATATTGCTACGGTAACTAATCAGTCTAATGCAATTGCTACAGACCGTGGCACTTTATTGGCTAGTTTAAACTCTTCTAATAGTCGTACAGATACTTCTTTAGCAGCAGCTATTGCGCATGAACGAACTGTTAGAGTTAGTGCCGAGGGTGCGAATGCAACTTCTATTTCTAATTTAACTACTACTGTTGGTCAAAATACTTCTAGTATTACTAGTGTATCGAATGCAGTTGTAGATGGGACTTCTGCTAGAGCAGCTCATGGACTTTCAGTTAATGCGAATGGTGCTATTGCTGGTATGTATCTGATTGCTGACTCGAGCAATGCTTTACAAAACAATACTAGTAGTTCAAATATAATTTTTGAAGCAGGTCAGGTAACTATTCGTAACCCACATGGTAATAACATCGTGCCATTTACTGTACTCACAAGTACCGATGGTAGTGGTAACCCAGCGGGTGTTTACATAGATACTGCTTTTATAAAAAATGGTGCTCTTGCTAGTGCGCAGATTGGATCTTTAGCTGTAGATAAATTATCAGGGAGTTTTGCTACTTTTGCTAGTGTTATGACTGGTACTTTAAGTGGCACTCACATAACTGCAAATACACTTACGTTAAGTCAATTAAATTTTGATAGCACAAGCGGAAATGCAACTATTACTGTCAGTGGTAGTGGCTCCAATGCTGTCTTAACTATAAGAAGTGGTGGGATTGTAGTTGATATGATTGGAGCTAACCAGATTGGAAAGATATCTTCTACTGATAATCTTAATCAATCTTACACTCAGTCTAGTGTTAATATGGCGAGTTTTACTAATTCATCACCTTTTCACCTTTTTATAAGCACAGATAAGTTTGGTATTGCTACGAGCACTACATATATGGGTGGATCTACCACTGGGCAAATACAATTAAATGTACTAGGAAATACTATTAAAGAAAGTGGTACTTATGTAGTTACTGTTATGATGCAAACTTCTGGTAGCTCTACCAGTAGTAGTCGATCAGGAATGGCAATAAACATAACAGAAAGTACAAATAGTAGTTCTGTAAGTACAAACCATGCCAATAGCTATTTTAATTTTGCCACTGGAGAAATGACAGGAAATGATGGGTTTCATTTTGCTCCTAAAATTAGACAAGAACAGGTAACCTTTACAGCAGGGCGTAGTTATCAAATTGCTGGGTTTTTCTATGGTAAAGGAATAGGTAATCCTCCAAGTGGTGGTTCGCCTACTGTTAGTTCTTTTATAAATATCTCGAGGTTAAACAAAGTATAATGAGTAATTTAGAGGCAGGTAAAAAATATACTAAGTATAAGACTGCAACTGGTGAGATTACAGGGCAGTTTGGTGCTAGTGGTAATGATCAACCATTTTCCAATTTTGTAAAAGATGGCGAAAGTTATATAGAAGGAGAGTATTTAGCAAAGCATTACAAAATAGTGGATGGAGCTGCTGTTACGGTAGGTGTATCTAAACTAAGAGAGCAAGCTATATCTGAAATGAAAGCAGAACGAAGAGATAGGCTATATGAGTCGGACTGGACACAGGGAGAAGATAGCCCTTTATCAACAGAAAAGAAAGCAGAATGGGCAACTTATAGACAAGCGCTGCGAGATTTACCAGATTCACACACTAATATAATAAACATAGACAACGTAGTTTGGCCGGAGGAACCAGAATAATGGCATATACAAGACAAATACTTAGTAGCCTAAGTGATTCAGACTTTGATCGTTTGTATGACGAAGATAATATTATTGAAAGTTATTACAAATCTGCAAGAGGTTGGGACCCTTCAGACATAAAGGCTAATCTAAAAAAAGCTTTTGTTGATGCTATAGCTGGTAGTAATCAATATGTCGTGGGTTATTATCACGACGATCTACTTATACAAATACAGTTTTTAAGTAAAACAAATGAACTTGATGGTCAAACTAGAGCACGTGTAGGGCATGTGTTAAAGGCTAAGAATAAAAGCGGTACTAAAAGTTGGATCTATGATGCAAGTATTGCAAATGGTATGACTCCTACAGCTAAAGCATTACACGCGGAACAAGATGTTATAGGTTTATTTTTAGAGACTCAAACTAAAGAGATGTACGACCTTATGAAAGCTGGGGCCAATAGTGATCTTAATTTAACTGAAATACAGCCTTATAATGACAAGACTAAAATAGCTATATTTGTAACAGATTTTGGCTTTGATTAAAAAATAGAGTAAAATTTAATTATGATTAACAGACCTATAAATCACAAAGAACCACATACGTATAAAGATATTTGTACTAAAAAGTATTCTACTGTTCCAAACCATGATGGCTCAGTGCCAGGAGAGGGCCCGAACAAAAACTTTGTTGACACAAAATCTCATCGTAAATTTAAAAACACTAAAGCGGAGTATTAATATGGCGTATTCATATGGCCCAAAAAAGAAAAAGAAAGGCATGACTAAAAAAGCCAAGCCTATGAAAATGAAAGGCTACGGCAAAAAGAAGAAGAAGTGAAGAAACTATCTCCTAAACAAAAAAAACTTGCTAGAGCTGCTAAGCCTCGTAATCGTATTACAGGCGCAGATTTTAAAGCTCTAAAACGTAAGAAAAAAAGGAAAAAGTAAATGCCTAGTAGGTTGGAAATTCTGTATGCACAGAAAGAGAGCCTTATTGGCCAACGTGCACAGGTTACTTTAGATTTAGAAGTCTTTTTAGAGAACCCAAACTCTATTCCAGAACATACTGCTTACAGTGTAGAAATAGATAAGTTTGTTGGTGTAATAGCAGAAATTAATGATAAAATAAAAGTAATTGATTTTATGATTAAAAAAGGAGAAATCGATGGCGAATAGAATAAAAATGGGTCCTAAAAATAAAATGATAGGCGATATGGAAGTAGCAGAGTTTCAAATGAAACCAAATGTTCCTAACAGCGCTAATGACAAAATGATGGATCCGATGCAACAAAAGAAAATGCAATTAGGCATGATGCCGTCTATAGGTGAATCTATGGACACTTATAAATCATATTAAGGAGTAAATATGTCAATTATAATTAGTTCAACTACTAGTGAAGATAAAGACTTAGTTTGGGAAAAAGACGAAAAAGGTAATCACACAATTACTCTTTACCAACTACCTAAAAAGGGAGATGGTGAACCTAAAAAAATTAAATCTATGAGTATTAAAAATGGCTAGAATGAAGAAAAAACCTTCTATGAAGGCAAAAAAAGTCTTAACTAAAAGGCAACAAGACACTTTGAAAAGGCACTCAAAACATCACACACAGGCCCACATGAAGTTTATGAAAAGACGTATGCTCATGGGAGACACCTTTAGGGCCGCACATAAAAAAGCGCAGAATAAAGTAGGCAGATAATCATGGCTCGTAATTATCGTTCTGAATACGATAACTACCACTCTAGCCCTGCCCAAAAGAAAAGACGAGCTGCTAGGAACAAAGTGCGTAGAAAAATGATGCGCACTGGTAAAGCAAAAAAAGGTGATGGAAAAGATGTACATCACATTGACGGAAATCCTCTGAATGATTCTCCAAAAAATATTAGAATGGAATCTAAGAAGTCTAATAGGTCATTCCCTAGGACGAGAACATCTCGTAAAAAAAGGGTAAAATGAAATGATTAATAACGGAGAAAACTATGCCAAGAGCAAAGAAAAAAACTACCAAGAAAAAGGGTGCTACACCTACTAACAAAGCTTTATACGCAAGAGTAAAAGCTGAAGCTAAAAGAAAATTTAAAGTATATCCAAGTGCATATGCAAATGGTTGGTTGGTGCGTACTTACAAAAAGCGAGGGGGCGGCTATAGATAATGCCTGCGATAGAGTTAAACGAATACTATATAGAACTTATAGGGTTTTTAATAACCTTATTGGTTGGTCTTGGTATTAAAGACTGGGCTGGAAGTTTTATAAAAGGTTTAGCTTTTCGTTTTAGTGGTGCTTTTAAAGAAGGGGATAGAGTTCTTTTAGACAATGAGCCTGCTATGGTTGTTAAGATTGGTTTAACTGAAAGTGTATTTGGCATATATTCAGAAGCTGGATATACTTGGAGATACATACCTAATCAAAGGATCCCTATGTTAAAATTAGCTAAAGTGGTGGATCCTGAGTTACATCCCGATACAAGGGAAGAGAAAGCACGTAGGATAAAAGACTTATTGGAAAAAGATGGCGAGTAGAAAACCAACAGGAGGACTAACAGCCTGGTTCGGCAAGGGCAAGAAAGGTGACTGGGTAGATATTGGTGCGCCTAAGAAAAAAGGTAAGTTTCAAGCTTGTGGTAGAAAATCTGCTAAAGGCAAAAGTAAAAGAAAGTACCCGAAATGCGTACCAAGATCCACGGCCAAACGTATGACAGCTGCACAAAGAAAGAGTGCAGTAGCTCGTAAACGTAGAGCAGGCAACCCGGGTGGTAAACCAACTAATGTTAGGACTTTTGCAAAAAAGAAAAGAAAAACAACACGTAGACGTAAGAAGTAATGGCAAGAAAAGCAGGTTTTACTGTTGTAAAACACCAACCAGTAACTGGGGCAAGAGGAAAGAAAACTTCTATAGGCAGGCACAATAGGGGCTTTTCTCACATGAATAAGTCAAAACGTAGAAGTTATAAAAAATATAGGGGACAAGGTAGATAATTCTATAAAAAAATAGGATTTTAAAAAAATTGACTTCGAGAAATCAACGTGGTGAGGTTTTCTTAGGGGACAGAAGGGTCTAGGTCCAAAAAGACAGATTTTGTCTCAGTGGGCTTCTACGGGGCTTGTAAGCGATTTACCTTAATCTCTTCTGTCTTATATTGTAATCTTTAGAATTTCTCAGATTTATTAACTTTTTTTCAAGATTTGAGAACTTTGCCCAGTTTTTGATCTCTGCCTCGAACCGACCACAGCCTTTACAACGAGCATCACCCCATTGTGTGACTGTACATACACCGGTGCAAGGAGAATCAGATAAACTAGTTGTCTTACCTAAGACAGATTCAAGTCTAGTAAATCGAGTTACCGTATTACTTGCTTCCCTCATAATAGTCATTAGCTACTTCCAGTAACTTATCAAAATACCATCCAGCTTTTTCAAGGTCCTCCAACCCATTCTTATGCTCGAATCTCCATAGGTACTTAATAATATTACCTTTACAGTATGAGATAAAACCTTCTTTACTCATACTAGCTTGTATAGCATCAATACATTCAATCTCTCCTGAGTTGTAATGTGGTGGGTGATTCACCATATCTTTGCTAGTTTTAGCTAATTTACGTGTCATTTTAGGCATATTTTTGTAAGTTTGTCTATAAATTCGTCGAATGTGCAGGCATTGTCTTTAAACTCTTCTACAGTAAAAAATTCTCTTTGCACATCTTGAGTCATTAAAATTAAGTCTTCTACTCCTATTACTAAATATGCAAGCACATTATGATCAATAGCTCTTTGTAACCAAAGTTTTTGTTGAGAACTAGTTTTAGTGGCTATTTTAGAAGTGGTTCTTACAGGCATTTTCCTGTGGTATTTATATTCTATAAACATACAACCAGCAGGGCCGCTGTAATACGCATCCGGGACACCGCCATGATAAGCATCATGAATTTTCCACTTATAGATATCGTTATCTAGTGCTTTGTGGATCTTCGCTATGAACTCCCTTTCTGTCATCTTTATACTTTAAATCCTTAAAATACAGTCTTGTAATGTACCTACGGATAATTGCAGTAACTGTAAGCACAAAGGTTTGTATTACAGATATAAGCAATGCATCTTGCGTAAAGTATAACATGGAGAATAACACAAGCCACGAAAGAGGAAAATTTACACAAAAGCCTAGAGCTGTATCTGTAACAGACTCTAACATAGCTTTTTTATCAATTTGTTTTGCCAAATACCGCCTCAATCATATTCCTTATAATAGAAGGTTACTTACACGATGCGACAGTATATGTCGCACCATGTAAGATATAGTTACACTATTACGCTGCAGGTTGTTTTGTAACTGACTGAAATAACTTTTTAGCTACTTCATAATCTTCGTCAGTTACCCAACCTTCATTCGCAACAGCGATATTCCAGAACTTTTGTCCAGTTCTGTTTTGAGTTTGGGAGGATGACATCTTCCATAAAGAAGAAAATCTATCTCCGCCCAATCTTGCAATTTGAGTATTCCATTCTCTGCTTACACGAAGCTTTGAGCTGGTACAATCAAATAAGAAAGGCGTGTCTAGTTTACCTGTCTCCGCATCTTTCTTAACCAATAAGTGAGATTGTGTTTGTGTAATCTCATGGTCTTCTACATTCAAGCCTTCAGCTTTTAGATGATCTAAAGCATCTCCTTGACTTGCAAAAGAACCAATAAGTCCTCCACCTTTCTCACGTTTTCTCCAAACAACATACTCTTCAGTGAAACGTACATTCATTAAGTACATCTCTCTGCCGTAGTTTTCACGAGTAATAGTGTTGATAAAGTCGCCAGGTTTGGCTCCTTTAATGTGTTCACTATGGTTCTCGTCCACTTCGTTAGACAACTGTTGAAGTTGTTTTACACGTGGGGTTTGAAGATGGTCTTGAGTAATGTTTTCATTACCTAGACCGCTACCTTTTTTTGCATGAGCAGGCAACTCAGTTGCGACTAACGCTATATCGTTCATAGTACGTACTCCTTATTTCGTCGATATATTTTATTTACTTACTTCGAAAATTAATTCTAGTAAGCTCCGTTGGCTTAACACCTGGAACATCCTGTCCCATTTGTTGAAGCTCTCTGTAGGCGGTTGCTGACATTCTTTTCTGCAACAACTCAAACTGACCATTGTCAATTATATGCTGGTGCACAAGATCCCAGTCCTCTACAGTTGGTACAACATCTTTTTTAATAGACACTGTACACACATCATTCCCAATCCTATCCACTCCTTGGTTTTCAAGATTAAGAATAATTCTGCTTTCTAATTCATTAATAGCTTGTTTCAAAGATTTTTCTTCACCTTGAAGATCTTTGAGTGCGGCTTTCGAATTAGATAGTTCGTTAAGTAAATCATCCATATTTTTTATTTCTTCTGACATTAGTGTAGTACCTCCTTATTAGTATTGCTTGATGCCATAAATACACCGTCGACTAAAATAAGTGATTCAACTCCAGCTAAAGCTAAGAGTTGATTTATTTCGTCTAGGGTAGTTACTTCCTTATTGTTATTGATAACTTCAGCCATAGTAAAAACTAAAGCAGTCGCAATTGCAGATGGCGAACGTTTAATTAGCTCATCAACTACTTCTTGTAGTTCATGAGTTAACATTAGTACCCTCTTGTTTTGTTCTGACATTATTTATCTTTGATAATATATGGAGTAAATTCTCCATTTTTCCTAATTTACCATCTAGTTTACTATATACATGTTTTTCCCATGTCTTTTTTGCGGTAATTAAAATAGTTTCTGTTTTTTGATTTTGTCCAGCTCTATGTATACGTCTGTTAAATTGTTGAAACTGTTCAGCGCTGTATGTAGGCGAACACCAAATAGCTGTGGTAGCTTTTGTAAGAGTAAGTCCATGAGAAGTAGACTGAGGGTGAGCAAATAATACTTGTATCTGACCGGCCTGGAAACGTTGTACGATATCCTTACGCTTGTGTGCAGGTACTGTACCGTCAATTAGTTCATAAGAAATCTTTTCTCGCTCCGCGATTTTTATCAACGCATCACGCTCATGCTTCCAATTGTATGCAACTAATGAATGTTTACGTTGTCCCACTAGTGTCATAACTAGCTCGTAACGCTCATCATGTAATACAGTAGGCTGGCCGTCTTCGTTGTAGACAGCGCCACTAACTAATTGTAGTAGTTTCTTTACACGAGCTGCAGCGTTGACTGCATTGATAGTCCCTTTTGTAGTGTACAACACTGACTCTTCAGCAAGGGTATCGTACATCTTTTGTACCCGTGGTGTGAGTTTTGTATATACATTTCTTACAATATTGTCAGGCAGATCCATACATTCATCAATTGCATGACGAATAGTGATATCTGAAAGTTTATTTGCAACAACTGCTTCAATACCAGGTTTGTCAATCCACTCATTAGCAAAACCATTGAACCTAGGTTGACAAACTTGATGTCTAAATGACCAAAATCTATTTCCTAGATGTTCTCCATCATCAATAAGAAAGACAGGGTGCCAAAGATCTAGAATAGTATTACTGTTAGGAGTACCAGACATAGCAATTCTATTATCAAAATTATGAATAATAGACTTGAGATTCTTCGAGCGCTTGGCCTCCCTATTTTTAAAGGCAGTAAATTCGTCAAGGACGATGGTATTAAATCGCTTAAGTAGTAATGGATGTTTATGTAAGAAGTTAACAGCTTCGAAATTAGTGATGACCACATCGTAGCTATCGTCTTCAAATATTTTTTTCCTGTTTTTAGCATATGCAATTCCATAGTTAAGTGAGGGTTTAAATTTTATTATATCTTCTCCCCACGAAGCTTCAAGTATAGACAATGGTGCAAGTACAAGTGTAGCCCCTGAAGAAGAGTCAATTGCGTCTAATACTGCTCTTGTTTTGCCGGTCCCAGGATCAGATGTAATAAGACATCTAGGGTGGCTGTTAATGAATTGGGTAGTTTCAGTCTGATGCTGATAAGCATCCTGTATGGATTCGTTCATAGTTCACCTTTCGTCGTTCGTTGTTATATTTCATTATACTTTATTTTTTAATTATTTTGAAGCCCACTCACATATTGGGTATTCTCCTTTTCCATAAGAACACCACCTGCAATTATATTGAGATGGATTAGGAGAAAATTTAGTAGCGGTAGTCATGTCTAATGCTCGCTCTTGTAGTTTTGGCATGAACATCATAGCTTGATCTCGCGTATATACTTTCTCCATAGTAGTTCCATGGTCTAGATACCAAAATTCTGTATTTAAACTTTCTAAATGCGGAAATCTAAAAAAAGTTCCTATTGCATAAACAAGCCCTTGTTGGCTGTGCGCAATCTCATTACCAAATTGTTTACCGGTTTTATGATCAATTACACGTGCTGAAGTTTCTGACTCATGTACGATTACATCGAGTTTTACACGAGCCCATACGTTAGGAGCCATCCACTCGCATGCTTCCCAATCTATAGTGAACCCCCATTCTCCTTCTAATTCTACTTTTGCATCTGCATACATCTCCCGAAGAGATTCAAATTGCGATGTAAATTTTTTAAGAGTATCAGGTAGTTCACCTAACTCGCCTTTTACATAATCTTCAGCTTGCTGGTGTATTTGTGTACCACGTTCAGCAGCTGGCCCATAATCTTCTTGTACTTTCTTAACTTTGGCTATATAGATTCTATAGGGACAGGACTCATAGGTCTTAAGTGAAGAATAAGACCAGGCTGGTATTAAACCCAACTCCTTTGGTTTGTCCGAAACTATTACATTATCTAGATCCGGACGCTTGTTTTGTACAAGCTTTGTCACAAATAATATCCTGTTATTTTGTTGCTAAAAGTTTTAAATCTTTTTCGTCGAAATGATCTTTTATTAAAGTATCTTTAACATTATCTTCGAGTTTCCAAGTTATTACAACCCCGCGAGGAATGCTAGCGTGTTTGTCAGACGATACTCTTTTTCTTCTAGTAACAACATTTAACCTAGACATTGCTTTTGAAAAGTCTCTTTGAGACAGCTTGTTACGGCTATCTGTAAGTACATCATATACAACTTTGAAATGCTGCATTGGTATAACAGTTTCTACACCAACTTTTGAAATCCAATCTTTTACATAACGTTGCGCTGATGCAATGCCACCTGCATCAAATGTGTTTGTAATTTCTATATCTAATATTTCTATAAAGTATTCTAAGTTCTTTTCTTTTATTGCATGTGCAAATTCTTCTAGTACAGACATAGATACTTGCTTCATTTGTTGTTTAGCATCATTTTCTAACGCTGTATGTGCCATACGATTATCTACCTGGAAAGCTTGTAAGACACCGGCGAAGTAATATAACTCAGATGACAATTGGTCTAAGTTATCTAATAACTCAGGTATTGAGTGCTGTAACTTACTTTCTTGCCTGGGGCCTACGTTGTAACGTCTATCTCCATCTTCAATCTTTACAGCATCTCCTCTGTTTGTAAGAAAGATAAAGTTACAAAAACTTGGCAGCTCGACTTGGTTTGTACGCATAGCACGGATAGTTAATGTAGGTTCAGTAACCTGATGTTTTAATTTATCAGCCATACGATTGGTGTTGCCAGAGTCACTCATACGAAATTCATCTACAACTAAGAAGAGCGCTGTGCGCATGTATAAATTAAATTGTTCTTCTATATTTTCTAATGAACGCATTGGGACTTGTTGTTCACCGAATAAAGGTTTTAATATTTTATGTACAAACAAACCTTTACCGGTACCTGGTACACCTGTAAATATCCATGCGGTCATAGTTTTTTGTTTATTTTGGTAAATATAAGCTAACCAATTTATGAAATGTTCAAACTCAGTATCGCCTCCGCCTAATATGTGATGTATTAATTTGTATATGTTAGGTATACGTTCTTGTAGTTTTTTTGCAGTCCCATATTCAAGTTCGACCGTTTCTTTTGCTTGTAGCATGTAAGAAGTTTTTCTATATAAATTAACGTGATATGGAGGTTGTTCTAGTTGTATGCCTTTATCAGATGCTGGATCAAATACAACTTGTGCATCTGGTACATAGTCAGGCAGCGTACGATTATGTGTACGCATAAAGTCGTTTAAAGAAGATTTCTGCGTAGGAGTGAGTGGATAATCGTCTGTAAACTGTTCTTTGTTTTCATCATAAATACCATTGAAATAAGTATCAGTGTAGAAATCTCTAAGAACTATTGGTTTTAGTTTTTGATCACCATCTATTTTATCAGCGAAAGTTTCAAATATACTTTTATAAAACTCTGGATCTGCTTTTTGTATTTCCCAAACAGGTTCTCCTTTGAAGTTGTACATATAATGTGGGTTGCTAAGTAAGAAGTAATATCCATTACTGTCGCCTCCATTTACATTACAGTTTACGTAAGGTTCATTTACACGGACTATATCTATAGTCATTTTATCTGGGTTTTGTAAGACTTCTTGAGACTCTCCTGCAATTGTAATTGATCTAATCTTTTCAGATTTCTTAGGTAAGTTTAGTTTTTTACGGAGATTATCTTTTATTTGTATTCCTAAGTTATGAACTCTTTCTGGGTTTATGTTACTTACATTAAGATCTAAGGTTGGCGAACCACGTTTGATGTGTACAAACCTGTCTCCAGCTATCGGGTCTTGTATGTCAACAAACTTTGGTGCAGATAAATAAATTAATTTACTGTTGTCTGCAACTGAAGGGTCTAAGGTGTAACTTAAACTTTGACCATTAGCAGATAGCTTTAAGTGTTTAGCTAGTATATCGGTTTCATAATTTAACATCTTCAACCACTCCTTCAGGGTCTTTGGATGTACTGCATGTTTTAAGAAAAAGAATAAATGAAGTGAGACTTTATCTTGTTTTAAACCTAATGATGCGCTAGCTTGAGCAATGTAAGACACATTCTGAAACTCTTCTGGAAGATGTACAACAATCTTCTCTGCTAGTGTTTGTACATCAGTTAGATCCTGAGCTGGCATTTGTAAGCCATCTATATCAATAACTAATAATTCAGTTGGGGCGTTTCTGTCAGCTACTAAAGCCCTGGGCTCATCTTGTAAGTTACGTAACAATAGGCCTTTGTGTAAACACATACCTGCAGCTGCTGCGGTTTGTAAGTGTGCGTAGAAATCTTCAATTCCTTTTTGTGTTTTCTTTACATTGAAATGATGAGAAGTAAACTTTTTAACAAGGGGGTAGGGTGTAGTTGCGTCCTTTGATATTTCTTTTATTAGTTTTTTCTTTGCTTGTAGAAAAACTATTTCCATACAAACCTCCTATTTCTTTTTGTATATTTCTTTTCTATCTATTTTAACATTTTCTTTAGCTACAAAACCGAGCTTACATTGTTTAGGGCCAAGGCTAGTTACAACAACTTCAGCGATGACTTCATCATCTTTGTAGATAATGACTCCTTCTTTCTTTCTTCTTGTAAGTATAAGATTGCTCATTTGTCATAACTTGTGCTGTAGTTTCCCTCTGCATCTAACGGTAGATCTTGACACCAAGATAGAGGTGTTTTCATTATAGCTAGAATTTTTTCTAATGTCTTGTCGGCTTCTCCATCAGAACCAATTGCCACTACTTCATCGTGTATCTGTAATACAACTGATACTTCTGGTAAGTTTTGTATTTCGAGCATTTGTTCGGTAATAACTATTCTTGCTAGAGCTTGAACAATGTTTTCTGTCATCCTAGGGCCATGCGTACGTATAACACTTTTACCTGAGAAGTAAACAAACTGACCGCTTTGATAGGTTAGTTGTGGGTATTTAAGATGCATGTCATTAGGCAACCGGATGGCATTTGTATCTACGGTCAACGGTCCATAACTCATGCCCAACGAACTACGGTTCATCATTGCATAAAGTAAGTTCTTACAACCATTCCATAACATCGGAATGTTTGGGTACATAGCTCGATACTGGCTTACAATAGCTAGCGCTGTAGAGTCTGTAACTTCTACAGAGGGTGAACCTGACTTCAAAGTCATCTTAAACTTCGGAGCTCCCATACCATAGCCAAGTCCTAGTATTGCAGTCTTGCCTACATAACGTTCTAGCTTGTCAGCTTTTGTAATTTCTCTACCATATATTTGACTAGCAAACTCACAATAGACATCTCTACCTGTTGCAAAAGCATCAACTAGGTCTTGTTCTTTAGCTAACCAAGCGAGCATCCGTGCTTCAATATTAGATAAATCAGCGATATACATTAGTTGACCTGCTGGGGACTGTAATGCAGTACGTAACTTAGATCCTCTGGGTAGGTTCTGTAGATTAAGTTTTTCTGCACCGCCAAAGCGTCCTGTATGCGCAGCATAGTAACGTAACGGTATAGAGAAAGTGCCATCAGGATTTACTGAATCAAGAAATCTATTTGCTCTTGTCTCTTCAATACGTGACTTTACAGCCTCCCTGGCATCCCAGATGTGTTTGTATTCTGGGTGGGCGTTACACATTTGTATGTAACCTGAATCAGATTTACCAAGTGCTGGAATCATTTCTCCTGTGCGTGGGCTTTTCTTTTTAGGTATTACAAGTCCTAGCTCTTCGGTCAAGTGTTGTGTAAACTTAACCTGGGAAGCCAGGACCTCTCTTGTAAGTCCACTTTCTTCTATTAGGTTCTTAGTAGTTTCGATTACATTATCTCGGTGGTCTCTAAGCATTTGTTTATCTAATATAATCTTTGGTTCTACAAACATCCTACAAGTAAGATCTATGAGATCTAGTTCTTGTTGTGGGTAACCAGCAATAAACTGATTGAAGATTGCATAAGTCAGATCTACGTCTTGTATACAATATCCTGCAATACTTTCTTCGACATCTGGTGGGAGATCTTTTATACCTTTTGCAGTAACTAGTTCTTCACCTTTACGCATTGATTCATCGTTTGGAAACACACGTTTGGCCACAGCTTTCAAACTTGCACTTTCATTTGGATAAATACCTCGGCTCATTGCTGCAGTATCGTAATAGTACTTTGGTGTAACTCCATAGTGCTGCGTAAGAATGTATGCATCAAACAAAGTGTTGTGACAAATTACAGCGGTATTGTCCCAGTCAATAGAGTGTAATACATCAAAACATTCATCACCTGGGATCCATTGTGTTGGTTCATCTTCTACTTTGATACCCACGCCCCATACAGAAAATTGTTCATCATTTACATACTGGGCTGTGGTCATCTTTGTAAGACTAAAATGAACATCATAATAAGTTTCGAAATCTAGATATAATTTTTGCATAGTTACTCCTAAACTATTTTGTGGCCTAAGTGAATCATTTGTTCACGCCATAATTGGTATTCTTGTTCTCTTGCTCGTTCCCACCCTATTCTTTTACTAACACACATATTATAGGCAACAGAAACTTTAACGCGTTTCCATTGCAAATATGGTAGATCTTTTGGGTTAGTGTAAGTATAAGGATTTATTGGATTCCTTTTTACATACACATATTTCGGGGGTTGTGTCATTTAATTACTCCTTAATTAAATTTGACATTTGAAAAAAATTGCCTATAAGGGAAAGTATTACACAATGGTGTGTAATAGTAAAATAATAAGGTGAAACTATGGCGACTTATACTTCAGACGTGGTAAGTGGTAATCAATCTTTTAAACCTTTTCCATCTGGGCAACTAGGTGTTAGGTATTCAAAGTTTGAAGCTACTACTGCTGTTGCAACAAGTGATGTAATAAAAATGGTTGACGTATTTGCAGGTGAAACTGTGCATGATGTTGTTCTTAAAGTGGATGACTTAGACACAGGTACAACGCTAGTCCTTGATGTTGGCGACGGCGGCGACACTGACAGAATCATTGATGGTTCTACAAGTGGACAAGCTGGTGGCGTAGACAAAACAGACGCAGCTTTTGCACCATACGAGTACTCATCTGATGACACAATTGACATCACAGTACAAGCCGGTCCAGCTGGTGGTGGTACAGGTACCATCGAACTTTGGGTATACGTATCTTAAGTTAGCTAGAACTGCTAAATAAAAAGGGGTTTACTTCGGTAGCCCCTTTTTTATATTTTTATACCTTTCTCTGTAGTTTTAGTTTTATGTAACTCATCACAGCTAAGAGTGTAAGCATAGTGTCTTCCTTCATCGTCTTTAACGACTAATTGAAATCCATCAAACATAACAATGTTAGTCTGTCCTTCTTTGATCAGATAAGTTTTAAGTTGACTAAGACTGTTCCATTCTTTTTTTAACAATGGGTCTTCTAATCTTTGTTCAACAGTTGGGGGTGTAGCTTCGAGTATATTACCAATGTAGTTCTTAATAATTGTATTAAGATCTGCACGAGTGATCATTCTCTTTTTTTTATAATACTTTTGACCTAAGTTAAGTCGTTCAGCATCAGTAAGTTCAATTGATATATTAGTTTTCATAGTTTTTTATAAGGTGTAACGCACAAGGTTTGGTATCAGGCGGCAGTACGCTGCAGGGTTTAAACTGCTTTTGAGATCTCTAGCGTCATCGGTCGTATCAGCCTTGTACGTTACGAAACTTATTCTTTAAAATCATCTGGGCTGTATGAAACAAAATCTTCCCAAGTTCCATCGTGTCCGGCCCAAACCATTGTTGTATTTTTAACTTCTTGTTGAGAAATCTTGAACTTTTCAGCAGTAGCTGTAACTCCAATATCAATACAAGAGTCGTGTATATCGTTCATGTAAGCTTTTAGTGCACCCATTTTTTCCTCCATGTTGTACATTTTTTTGAATGTTTCGTAGCCATGTTCATAGCTGTATTCTGGTTCAGAGTAATTTCTTCTTTCTCTGTTAACCATTCGAAACCAGTTAGTAAAATTAACATCGTAAGTTGACATATTGTCGTAGATGAATTCTTCGTCATGATAAGACATATATAACCTCCTATATTCATATCATACCTAAAAGTGGGTTCAGTAGTAAATTAACGGGGTCCATTAATATATTAATGAATATGAGCCTGGGGAAATAAACAAAACCCCATCTCTTTCTTAACTTCGCCGTGTCACACACATTTACTTCGATTACGCCGCCTGAACCCGCGCAGCTATTGAGGAGTGAAGTTAAGAATCTCTTAATAACTTTGAAAAAGATAAAGTTGCTTCTTGGTTTAACTTTATTTCCTCTAAATATTTTGCGGTTAAAGAAGGGTCTCCAGCTCTTTCTGCAAACCCTTCTAACATAAGTCTATTCTCTACTAGAAGATGAAATATTAACTTACGCTGTTGATTTGTCATCTTCACCTAGAAGTTTGTTTTCAAAAATTGCAGTATTAATATCTGCTTTTAAGTCATCAGCTAGAGTAGGGACATCAAGCGTTGCTTTGTTTCTTACAACTTTTTTGTTGAGTCTTTGCAGATATTCATCTGGAACAAGTTCTGAACCACCTGACCAATTATCAACAAACTGTTTTAAAGTAGTCAATTGGTTCAAGTAGTTTTCCATATCTTCTACTGCTTGTTTTATTTTGAATGTACCACCCGCTACAGTTTCTAGTCGTTGTATATCTGAAGTTTCTGAGATAACTATTGGATTTTTTGCTTGTACTGTTTGATGTCTAAAGTCATCATGCAAATTCCAAGGACGATCATCTCTTGGTGCTTTATAAAAAGGCATACCTTTTACAGAGGTATCATATTCATCTAAAGCTTCCATAGGATTAGTTACTTCTAACTCAATCAATCGATCACCTTGAACAAAGTTCTCTGCTTTATTAGTAGTTCTTTCTTCTAAAGAACCTGTATCATATGTTTCCATAGACCAAGTATCTAGTTGAGTCCTATTTTCCATATCAGGCCTGTTTGCATTTACAACAAAGAAAACTGATTTACATAAAGTAAATGGAAATCTAGATTGTTCTGTATTTCTCTCATAATAATGAGCATTTTGTTCATTATTTTTTGTTCTAAATGCTTCAACCATTTCTTGATACTCTTGATGTTTATCAATAAGAGCATAGAAATCTGGTGAATGAAGTGACCTGTTAACTTCTTGTACAAAGTCTCCAACTCCACTGTTGTTTGCGTATGCTGTTGCACACTGATTCTTAAAGTTGTTAAGAATCTGATCTATTAATGTCTTTGACATCCTTACTGTAGCCATAATAACCTCCTATAGTTTACGCCACTTTGGTTTTTGTCCTTCCCATGTAGGGAAAGGAATACTTACCGTTTTGTTAAATACTTTTTTGTCGACAGGTTTGACTGTCAATGTTTCGTGATACATGGTTCGTTTGAGAAGAAACAAAACCACAGATGCACAAAGGCCACCGAGCATAGCTGCTGCCATGCCGCTGAAGGTGCCGTAAAAGGCAACCATAAGTGTCAACGTGATGAGCACGTCGACGAAGATGTCTGAACCAATAGTCTTACGACCACCAATTTTAAGCGCAAGCAAAAGCAGACCTAGCGCGCTGAAGATGCCGATTAGATACATTGTTTCTACTCCTCCACATAAGATAAGCCATGTAAGCAAACTGAATGGCTTCGATTAAGATCCATAAGACAGTTGTAACTGTCGAGACAACACTTGTCATAATATCCTCCATAATGAATAAATTGTTATACCGAGCAAAGCTGCAATGCCCAGCATCATAAGTATGTGATGTACTGAAGTAGCTACGCCAAGCATAACTAGCAACACAGCAGTACCCACAAGTATAGATACACCGTAATCTTTTACGGTTTCTTTACATTTGAATGACTTCACCATAAGGTGCACCTCCTTCTTCTGTTGTTACCCACAAAACCGGGTAACTTGGTTCATTACCAAAGCTACCCATAAGATCAGTTAGATAAACCAAAGCTGATATGTTAGGTAACTTTTCATTTATGTAATCAATAACTGGCTCGAAAGCAGTTCCGCCTCTGCCTTTGTAATTGACTTTTAGTGGCAATGACTCACGTGTGTACTCATCACATGCATGTACTTCAGCATCACATTGTATGAAATGTATAACTTCAGGATTTAGCTCACGCAAGATACATGAAGTCTCAGATGTAAACTGTTGCAGTTCTTCATCAGATATTGAACCTGAAGTATCTACTGCAACTGCAATCTGTTCCAATGCTGGGTTGTACATAGATGGTAAGTACAAACCACTACCAATAAATCTTCTGTTTGGCTTTTGCCAACTGAAATCTGATTTTGAATTAGCACGCAAGAATCTACCAAGTACTGCTCGCCAATCAACTTTGGGAGTATTGATATCGTCAATAACTGATTCAAGACCTGCAGGTAGCTTACCTTGTGCTTTTGCAGCTTCTGCTGCTTGGTTAATTGCAACAGTAAGCTGTGATTCAATAGCACTGATATTTTCTGCAGTAGCCTGGCCACTTTGTAAGTCGGGATGATCAAGCACGCCTCCACAATCTGCTGAAGCTAACAACGCACCAAAACCCTGAGGAGGCTCAGGTAGTAAGTTGTAGATATGCTCAGAAGACATGTCAGCGTACTGATCATCCACTAGCCCTCCTTCTGGAAGAATGAAACCATTAACAATCAAATGATTATTGATGGCATAATCTGCTGCAACGTTCCACTTCTCAGCATGACGTTCTTGTCTACGAATGTGATGCATCAAAACTACATGCATTACTTCGTGCGCTAGGAAACCTACACGTTCCAATGGTTTTAGTTTTTCAAACCACTTTGGGTTGTACAATAATGACACCCCGTCAGTTGCACCTGTAGGTAACTGATCAGTTTCTTTTGGTGTCAAACGTAAGCACAAGGTCCCAAAGAATGGGTTGTCCAAAACAAGTTTGGATCTAGCTTTGACAAATAAGTCATTACTCATCATCATCTCCTAATAGACTTGAAGTAAGAAGTATCTCTTTTAGTTCTTGACCTTCTTCTTCTGCGATTTCTTGAAGCTCGTTACGTCTAGCTGTACGATCTACCTTTTGATGTACTTTACGAACATCTTCTGCATCACATAGCTTCTCCAGGGACGGGAAAGCACGTAATGCTTGGTTAAGAGTTGGAAACTTATCCAACATATCTTTGATCTTTGTACGATATTCATACTGTCTAGTATCCAAAGATTCATTGAAGTTCTTAACATCCAAATAATGTATAACTGCTTCATGAGTTGGCGGTAGCGTCAGCTCTACAGTGTCATACCCAGTAGTCAAAGCTTTGGGCACATTCTTGTATGTAGTCAAAGGTACAGATCCTCGATAAGTATCGTAAGCATCTTCTTGATCTTCTTCTTCAGTAGCTTTGGTAAAACGGATACTGAGCTCTGAGATCTCTGATTGTTTTACATCTAGCTCTGGAAAGTTTTCTTCCATGAAAGCTTCATACTTTTCAATATTCTTTGAAAGTTTTTCTGTAAATAAAGCTTCACCAACAGAAGGGTCATATCCTCTTTTTGGATTTACTTCATCCCATTTGTTTTCAGCTCTTTTGACTATGTCGCGTTTGCGATAGTCAGCCATTCTTACTGTAGCCATATAAACCTCCTTTATAATACGACATTAGCGTTATCTATAATCCATTTTTTAACATCTGGATTACTCTTAAGTTGCTTATCAACTGACAAACACCCTTTGACCAGGATGACCTGGAACTCAACAGGTAGCTTTTTGTTTAGCTTCATGATGTTTTCCATTTTGTCATCTGTTGCACGAGCGGATACAGCGCCTGTAAGTGCATACAAAATAGCTGGATTGTCATCTTTCTTGTATATAGATGGGTCTTTGATCAACTCATCTACATCTGGTAGCTTGTCTGCAACTTCTTTGAAAGCAATGAACTCACCGGCAGGGCCATCACCAACAAGTGAAGACACACCATAGTAAAGTTCTTGCTGATCTGTATTTTCAGCTTCTTTGCTGAGTAGCTTGTGTACAAACACCCAAGATCTGGGAGTTGGGAATGCATACTCATCGGCACTGAAGTTGTAAAGTAGATTGGTTCTGTACCTGATAAACGATACAACCAATGGATCTACTCTTTTTGATACTGCCCACTCACACCAGTCTTCATAGTTGACATCCAGTTCGTAATGACTGAATCTGTCACGAAGAGGTGCAGGCATTTGATACACAGCTGCAGCATCTGTAAGTCTGTTACCAGCAGCGACAACTGACCAACCGTTTGGTAGTTCGTAATCGCCAACCTGTCTGGTTAGTAACAATTGTAAGAATGCATTCTGTGTAGCTGGTGGTGCAGTAGATAGCTCATCAATAAACATGATACCGTTTTCACCATCGCGTTCAGCGATTGGAAATACATCGGGCACAGCCCAACGTGTGTAACGTTTACCTGTTTCTTTGACTTGCATAATGTGTGGCACACCACGCACATCGACCGGGTCGAATAGGTTTGCACGAAAATCAACAAGTGATACACCGAGTTCATCGGCAACTTGTTGCACAATTTCTGACTTACCAATACCTGGGCCGCCCCAGACCATTGTGTTAAGTCCTGATTTTAAGTTTGACTTGATACGGTTGATCAAAGTCGTTGGTCTAACTGAATGCATAATTACCTCCTATATATAAATTTGCATTAAGATTTGTAAGTTTCTACTGGCTCAATAAATTTAATCTTGATTTCTTTATCTTGAATCATGTCATTAAGTTTACTGATAGCACTACGTTCTAGCTCATCTTGTGAAGCACCTTTCTTTGGTGCCATGAACTCGATTGTGATTTGCATATCTGGTGTAGCTGCATCTGTAAATGTAGCGCGCCACCAAACATAAGTTTGTCTGTCTACAAAAGACGGACTAGCTTTTTGGATCATTGACATTAGTTTCATTTTTACCTCCTTGAACTACTGTTAAATTTGGTCTGTTCCAATTAGGGTCAGGAACAAACTCAACCTCTGATCTGTCTTCTTGGTTTGTAAACCAAAGTCCAACATGTAATTGTTCTGTTGGATCTAGATTACTTGACTCGCGATATGCGGTTATGAGTTGTTCTGTAATTTTGTAAAGCCCTAGAAGTTCATTGTTACCTTCATAGGGCTTAGCTTCTCCTGAACCTATTTCTAAAAGATGATCTGCGTTGTAACACATGGCTGCTGGAGATAGCTTGTCAAAGTCCATCGGTCCATACCAGGCAACCTTTACATCTTCAGGATCTACAGAAATTACGATGGTTACATTTTCTACGTTCATGTTACCACCAGCACGAGTACCAAACTCGTTTGCCTTCATCAAGCCATTTAAGTGCTTGTTCACAAAACTGAAGGTCGTAAGCTTTGTACTCTTTCATAGAATCTTCTTGGAACTGATGCCCCCAAAAGAATCCATCTGGGCAAAATGGAAGGTTGTCGCTCTCAATCTTTTCTTTCAAATCAAGAATATCTTCCTTCTCTAAATACAAGTTTTCACAATTGAAATCGGAAGACATAACACCGAGTGGTGCTTCTTCTCTTTTCTTCTTGTGCCATAACTCCATCATATATTGTTGAAGTCTAGCGTGTTTACGCCAGTCAAACTCGCGCACGTCATCATTCTCAGTGCTTAGTTTTACAACTTTTTCGTCCTCGGTTATCGGTTCATGGTTCGTTGTCCATCCTGCTGCTTGATCTAATCCCATTGTTACCTCCTTAGTTTCTGGGTTGATAATAAAGTTGGGGAGGCTATCTCAATCCTCCCCCGTGCTTTCTCCGTGGTGCATACGCCTAATACTTTACGTCCGTTTACTAGGTAACGTGTTAGCTAATCAAGCCAGCTCGAACACTGTCTTGACATGATCGTGGGACTCTTTGTTGTAGTCCATCGCTGTTTTGAGCGATCTGTCTGCAACGTTTTTGTAGTTCCACTCTGCAAGTCTTTGCAGCCTGCGTTCAACTTCGTTTTGAACTCTGCCTTCATTGATTGAAGTGTCATTCAAGCCGAACTTGATGTCGATCTTCGACAACACATCGCGGCACATCCTTGCCTTACGACCGAGCTGAAACATCTTGTCTTCTCGCTCGATTAGCCAAACTGGTAGATCCTCCATTGGATTAGCAGCTGTTGCATCTTCGTTGTACTCGTACGCGATAGATGCGAACTCTGCCCACGTTCTTGTGGTCAATTGTAGAAAATTGATACCAGTGGTTTGTGGATCAACCTCGAGCAAAGGCATTAGACCATCAGCGACTGATTGTACTTGCATCTCATACAACTCAACCTCTTTCGACTTTTGGTCGTCATCGGTCGACGGTCCACTGAATGGTGTATCTTTCTTACTACGAAAGATTTCCATAATGCCTTCAACTCTTGAACTGTTGAAAGTAGGATTACCTTCGTTGTCCAACTGATATTTCTTGAAGAAATAGTCAGGCAGCTGAATAGCATCGGGCATCGCCCTAGCTTCTGAGCCTTCTGGATCACCAGATGTATCTGGTACAAACATAGACTCATCTGTTGGACCAGCGTATACCAACTCCGGTCCGACTTCCTGATCCGCTGGATCAAAGATGTCGCTTGGTGTATTTCTCTTTCCCATGATTACCTCCTTTTGGTTGTGAGAATTTAATTTCATTATAATTAGCTTGCGAACGTTGTTCTGCTCGCTCAGCGCGTTTGAGTACCCAGTCAGGTACATGAACTTCTTGTAGATACATATAAAACCTCCTTATGTATGTATTGTTATAGTTCACATAGGATTTACTTGCTCTTGCGAGTGTTAACTCGCGAGAGTTGAGTGCGGAGTACGCCGAGACGAAGTGCACCAAGCCAGAGAGCGGTACGCACGACTGGCTGCAGTGTGGGTTTGCGTATGCAAACGCAATCCGAAGCGCCTTGGGGCTTCGGACACGAGGAAGGGGTACGGAGCACGTTTTACTGGCAAGTTGACGCTGCTTTATCATAAAAAAAGGGAGAACCACCGAAGTGATCCTCCCTTTGAGATGAACTAGACTGCAAGGTCTAGCTCTTGTTGTACCTCTGCCTGAGGCTGAGCTGGTTGCTTAGCTTCAATCTTTCTTAGAAAGACTTTGACTGGGTAGCCAGTGTTGACATCAGTAGGCACAGCAACGTCGAAGTGACATGTAAGACTTGAGTCTTTGTTCACAGTTGCAATACCAACTTCTCTCTTTCTTGGCTTGTCTTTGCCAGGTACTAGAATGTATAAAGAATATAATGTAGTCATAAAAACCTCCATATGGTTGACTAGGTTTGTGACCTGATACACCTGTATCAAGTTCAATTAGGATTTACTTTCGAGCGGTGGTGTTAGCCACCGTTCGTGAATAATGTTCCATGATGTTCCACAATGTTCCACGTGGAACGGGACAAGTTGGAACACGAAGAAGTGCCAAAGAATGCGGGTTGTAAGCTGTTCTTTGTTAATGTTCCAGATGTTCCAGTACAAAATGTTAACGAAAAACGAACCACGGTTCACGGTCGACGTATTGTATACAACCTGGAATACCTGGAACAATGGAACATCGCCACGCAAACTAACCCCAAGTGCGCATACTTGCTAGGGAAATCG